GTGGTGGTATGGGTGGATGGGAAGGACCTATGCAAATAATGGATAAAAATGCTGACTTCGATGATGAAGATAATTATATTACTTTATCTGTGGGAAGTTCAAACAATGATGGCAAAATGTCAATTGTATTTGCAAATTACAATGGTGAACCATATTTTGAACCTGATTATGATGCATTAACTGGTGATAATGATTTAGAACCACAGCAAGCATATAAAGTTACAAAAGCTTTAATGAAAATGCCTGAAGTTCAAAAACTATTAAAAGGTGAAATGAGTAAAGAAGACTTCCAACCGATATATGATAAGTTAAAAGCTAAATTTTCAAAAGGAAAAACGGAATCAACGAAATTAACCACAATGATTAAAAAATAAACAAAAGGGAGAAACTAAAAATTCTCCCTTTTTTATTTGGTATACTCGACTATTTTTCGTATATTTGTGTATATCCACAATCATATATAAATGCCAATAGCTCTACAAAATATACTTAAAAAAAGATTTGGAATTCTGAATAATTTGTCGTATATTTGTATTTCTATTATATTTATTAATGTAACGGAGGTGAAGGACACTCACCTAAATAAAACCATAAAACATAAACTCTTAAAACTTAAAAGACATGGCTATTAACTTAGACGCAATTAAGAGCAGACTTAACAAACTGCAAAACACCCAAAGAACAACTGTAGAACTTTGGAAACCAGCACCCGGCAAACACACAATCCGATTGGTGCCTTACAAATTCAATAAAGAAAATCCTTTTATTGAACTTTATTTTCACTACAACATTAACAACAAATCTTACTTATCTCCGATGAGTTTTGGTAGACCCGACCCTATTGTTGAGTTTGCTGATAAACTTAAAAGAATGGGTGATAAAGAAGATTGGAAAGCTGCAAAAAAGATGGAGCCGAAACTTAGAACATTCGTACCAGTATTGGTAAGAGGTGAAGAAGGTGAAGGTGTTCGTTTTTGGGGCTTTGGAAAAACTGTATATCAAGAAATTCTTGGTTATATGGCAGATGCTGATTATGGTGATATTACAGACCCAAATGAAGGTAGAGATATTACCGTTGAGGTAGTATCAGCAGAAGACAGTGGTACATCTTACCCTGTAACAACAATCCGTGTTAAACCAAAAGAAACTCCTTTAGCAACAACTAAAGAAGAAACGGACAAGTACTTAACTTCTCAAAAAGAAATTACTGAACTTTATTCAGAATTAACTTATGCAGAATTGAAAAACGTATTAGAAGGTTGGTTAAATCCATCAGCAACATCAGATGAAGAAAAATCAGTATCAGCTGAAACTCTTTCATCAACTGCTAATGCTGAAGATGATGCACCATTCGATACAACACCGGCACCAAAAGCAGCACCTGCAGCAGCTCCTAAAAAAGTTGATGATGTGGCAGCAGCATTTGATGACCTTTTCAATTCATAAAATAAATAAGTTAATATATGGCTAAAGCAACTAAGGAAATAGACTTAGCGGAAGTACTCGCCGAGTCCCTTAACAAACAATCAAAAGACCAAAAGGTAGCATTCTTTTTGGACAACAATGACTCCCCTACAAATGTAGATGGTTGGATTTCAACTGGAGCATCAATGTTGGATGTAGCTATCTCAAATCGCCCTTATGGTGGTTTGCCTGTTGGTAGAATCACCGAAGTTACAGGTTTGGAACAAAGTGGTAAATCATTAGTATCAGCTCACTTACTTGCCGAAACTCAAAAGTTAGGTGGTATCGCTGTGTTGATTGATACTGAAAACGCCGTAAGTAGGGAATTCTTAGAAGCCATTGGAGTAGATACAACCAAATTACTTTATGTAGCAGCTGAGACTGTTGAACAATGTTTCGAATATACTGAAACTATTATTGAGAAAGTGAGAACTAACTCAAAGGATAAGTATGTAACAATCGTTGTGGATTCAGTAGCAGCAGCATCAACTGAAAAGGAGATGGAAGCTGATTATGGTAAAGATGGTTACGCTACGGATAAAGCAATTATTATTTCCAAAGCAATGCGTAAAATCACAAACCTTATTGGTAGACAGAAAATCACTTTGGTTTTCACAAATCAATTAAGACAAAAGATGAACGCAATGCCATTCTCTGACCCTTGGACAACTTCTGGTGGTAAAGCAATCGCTTTCCATGCATCGGTTCGTTTGAGATTAAAGAGTATGGGAACGATTAAGGCGAAAGAAAATGGTAACGATAGAATCGTAGGTATCAAAGTACGTTGTCAGGTAGTAAAGAATAGGATGGGACCTCCGTTACGTTCCGCCGATTTCGATATTTTCTTTGATAGAGGAATTGATAACTATGGTGCTTGGTTGGGAATGATGAAAGAAAATGGAATCGTTAAACAAAGTGGTGCATGGTATGAATATACTGATATTGATACTGGTGAAATCATTAAGTTTCAAGCGAAAGATTTTCCTTCTACATTGGAAAACAATCAGGAAGTAAAAGAACAAATCTATAAAAGGATTTGTGAAGCAACAATTTTACAATACAAAAAAGATTCACTAGACTCTGATAACTTAGTAGTTGATTCAGAAGTAATTGGTGATTAATAAAGGTTACAAAAAATATGAAAGAACTATACAAAAAATTACTCAATGAAGTTGAGACAGAACATGAATCAAATACCCAAAGGGTAAGGAATGGTAGAGTTCTTATCATAGATGGACTCAATACCTTCATCCGTAGTTGGACTACCAACCCCACAATGAATGAGGATGGTGAACATACGGGTGGAGTTATTGGTTCATTAAATTCAATTGGTTATCAAATCCGTCAATTCAATCCAACTAGAGTTGTTCTAACCTTCGATGGTAAGGGTGGTTCTAAAGGTAGGAAAGAATTGTTTGAAGGATATAAAGCTGATAGAGGTAAGAATCGTTTTAGGGTTAATAGACAATACCCAGAAATGATGTCTCAAGAAGATGAGCAACTTTCAATGAAAAGACAATTTGTGTGGTTAGTAGACTTGTTAGATAGTTTACCAATTACAACAATGATATATGATGGTATCGAAGCAGATGATGTAATAGGACACATTGCTAAGCATGTGCTTGGTGAAGGTGAAGAATGTTACATCGTTTCTACTGATAAAGATTTTTTACAATTAGTAGATGAAAAAACATTTGTTTATTCACCAACTAAAAAGAAACTCTATAATAGAGAGTTAGTAAAAGAAGAATGGGGAATGTATCCACAAAACCTACTACTATTCAGAACATTAGATGGGGATAATTCAGATAATGTGCCTGGCGTTAAAGGATGTGGATTAAAGACTGTTCTTAAAAGATTTCCTGAGTTATCCGAAGATAGAGAAATAACTTTTGATGAGTTCTTTCAAATGTGTGAAGATAAAAGAAAGGAAGCAAAAATCTACGAAGATATACTTGCAGCTAAAGATGATGTTTTGAGAAATAGACAAATCATGCAATTGCAAGAACCACATATCAATACAAATACAAAGTTGAAAATAAATGACCGTTTTGCCGAACCAAACAAAAAGTTTGATAAGATGGAATTTATCAGAGCCGCTATGAAGTATAAAATTCTTCAAAATTGGAAAGATATAAACGATTGGCTTAAATCAACATATACAAATATTATAGTAAAATAATTTGGTAGACTCATCAAATTATCGTATATTTGTACAACTTAAATAAAACATGCAGAGCGAAGATACACTTTCAAAATACGGACAATCATTTCAAACCAAAGTAGTGGCAGCACTTTTAAGTGATGACAGGATGTTGGATACATTGGGTGATGTTATCCATAAAAAATTCTTTGAATCTGAAGCAAACAAATGGATTGTGGATGAAGTGGTGGCATATTATGATGAATATCATAGATTACCATCATTAGATGTATTTAAGGTGCAAGTTTCTAAAATTGATAATCCAGCATTACAAAAAACAATAGTAGCACAATTAAAAGAAGTTTATCAAAGTATTGGAGGTTTGGACCTACAATACATTAAAGATGAATTTACTGCATTTTGTATTAATCAAAATTTAAAGAATGTAATCGTACAATCAATCGATTTACTAAAATCAGGTAACTATGATAAAATCAAAGAGTTGGTTGATAAGGCAATGAAGGTTGGCGTTGATGCTGATTTAGGTATGGATTACTTAACGGACTTTGAAGAACGTTATGATGAAACTGCTAGAGATACTGTGGGCACTGATTGGGAATGTATTAATGAATTGATGAATGGTGGATTGGGACCCGGCGAATTAGGAGTTGTGGTAGCACCTTCTGGTGTTGGTAAAACTTGGGTTTTAGCAGCATTAGGAGCAGCAGCTGTAAAAGCTGGAAAGACGGTGGCTCACTATACATTAGAACTTTCACAAGGTTATGTGGGATTAAGATACGATACTGTTTTTACACATATTTCATCCGCCGATTTATCACAAAGGAGAGATGAAGTATTGGATAAAGTAAAGAGATTAAAAGGTAAACTTAAAATCAAATACTATCCACCTAAAGGAGCATCATCCAAAACAATTCAGGCTCACTTAGAAAAGATGATAGCAGCCGGTAATAAGCCCGATTTAGTTATTGTGGATTACGCCGATTTGTTGTTATCACATTCAAACAAAACCGATAGTACATACGCTGAGCAGGGTGGTGTGTATATTGATTTAAGAGGTATGAGTGGTGAGTTGGGAATACCAATTTGGACAGCATCACAAACAAATCGTTCGGCAATTGATAGTGAAGTTATTGAAGCTGATAAGATTGCAGATTCATACGCTAAAGTAATGAACGCTGACTTTATTATGAGTTTGAGTAGAAAGGCTAAAGATAAGTTGAACAATACTGCTAGGGTACACGTAATGAAGAATCGTTTCGGACAGGATGGAATCACCTTCCCAGCCAAAATGGATACAACACATGGTACATTAGAGGTATATGCAGCATCTTCATCGGATGGTATATTAGCATCTAAAGAAAGTGCAAATGGTGCTGAAATGGAGAAGCAAATGTTACACAAAAAATATATGGATACGATAGTAAATAAACCAACTATGGTATCTGGATTAGGTTAAATAACAATTAAAAACAAAAACTATGAACAGTCAAGAACTATTCGAACAAATGAAGGCTTTGTTTACACAATTTGAAACAGAGCACAACGGAACTAAAAAAGTAAACAAATCAAGAGCTAGAAAAGCTATTGGTGAATTGAAGAAATTGGTAACTGCATATAAGAAAGCTTCTACGGAAGAAGGAAAGGCAGCCTAATATGATAGGGGAGTTACGGCTCCCCTTTCATTATGTTATAATAGACATCGATAACAATAGACTAAAATATTAAAAAAATATTTGTGATTTACAAAGGGTTTGTGAGTATATATTGTATTTATATTCACCCCAAATAACTTACAAAAATAAATTACACTATGAGCAAATTATTTACGGATAGAATCCCCTACAAACCATTTGAATATCCCGATTATTACAACGAAGGTTGGTTAAAACAAATGCAGGCATTTTGGTTACATACCGAAATCCCAATGCAGGGTGATGTGAAGGATTGGAATGAAAATTTAACAAAAGAAGAAAAACATTTAGTAGGTAATATACTTTTAGGGTTTGCTCAAACTGAATGTGCGGTATCTGATTATTGGACTGGTATGGTAACTAAATGGTTTCCAAAGCATGAGATTAGACAGATGGCAATGGCATTTGGTTCTCAAGAAACAATCCATTCAGTTGCATATTCGTATCTTAATGAAACATTAGGATTAGATGATTTCGCAGGGTTTCTACATGATGAAACAATGAAGGAAAGATTTGAATTATTAACAAACACAACCGCAGATTGGACACCTGAAGATTTACGAACAAATCATAAGGCTAGAGTTGAGGTTGCTCGTTCACTTGCTATATTTTCGGCATTTGCTGAAGGTGTAGCATTGTATTCTTCATTCGCTGTATTGTATTCGTTCCAAATGAGAAATCTATTGAAAGGAATCGGACAACAAATGAAGTGGAGTGTTAGAGATGAATCACTACATTCCAAGATGGGTTGTCAACTATTCAGACACATGTGTGATGAGTTTCCTGAATTGTTAGAGGAAGCTAAAGCTGATATTTACAAAGCAGCTGAAATGATTAGAGATTTAGAACATAAGTTCATCGATAAGATTTTTGAAATGGGTGATTTGGAAAATCTTAAAAAGAATGACCTAAAAGAATTCATTACAAAAAGAGTTAATGAAAAGTTAGCAGAATTGGGGTATAATCCAATCAAAGGTGGAGATGACTACTTTGAGTTTAACGAAAAGAAAGCAGCTGAATTAGATTGGTTCTATCATCTTACAGGTGGCGTAACCCATACGGATTTCTTCGCTATGAGACCTACTGATTATAGTAAGGCTGGTGAAGGTGAAAACTGGGATGATATATTTTAAAAAAAGTTTATGAAAAATTACGGAGAAGATTTTGGATGGGAAGTAGATGTTGATTTCCCATCTTGGGGAAACAATGAGATATATATAAAAACTATATCCAAAACATATTTGCAAGCAGGCGAAAAACCAAAAGATGCATATTGGAGAGTTGCTACGGCAGTTGCTAAAAGATTGGATAAACCACAATTAGCAACCAAATTCTTTGATTACATTTGGAAGGGTTGGTTGTGTTTGGCAACGCCGGTATTAGCAAACACTGGAACTGATAGAGGTTTACCTATTTCATGCTTCGGTATTGATGTTGGTGATAGTATCTATGAAATTGGTTCAAAGAACTTAGAGTTAATGTTATTAGCAAAGCATGGTGGTGGTGTTGGTATTGGTATCAATATGATTAGACCGGCAGGTAGTAAAATTACTGGTAATGGTACATCAGATGGTATTGTTCCATTTACTAAAATTTATGATTCAACTATCCTTGCTACAAATCAGGGTTCAGTTCGTAGAGGAGCAGCATCGGTGAACATTAAAATTGAACACAAAGATTTTGAAGATTTCTTAGAGATTAGAGAACCCAAAGGTGATGTTAATCGTCAATCACTCAACTTACATCAATGTGTTGTAGTTAGTGATAGATTTATGAAGAAAGTTGAAGAAGGTGACCAAGAAGCTCGTAGAAAGTGGGGTAAATTACTTCAGAAGCGTAAAGCAACTGGTGAACCTTATATTATGTACAAAGGTAATGTTAATAAACAAAACCCTGAAATGTACAAAAAGAATGGATTAAAAGTTCACATGACTAACATTTGTTCTGAAATCGTTTTACATACCGATGAACAGCATTCATTCGTATGTTGTTTAAGTTCTCTAAACTTAGCAAAGTATGATGAGTGGAAAGATACGGATTTAGTTTATACAGCTACTATTTTCTTAGATGGTGTATTAGAAGAATTTATTCAGAGAGCTAAGAATATGAAAGGATTTGAGAATTCAGTTCGTTCAGCAGAAAGAGGTAGAGCATTAGGATTGGGTGTATTAGGATGGCACACTTACTTACAACAAAAAGGATTACCATTTGAAGGGTTACAAGCTCAATTTGAAACTCGTAAGATTTTCTCTCAAATGAAGATTGAATCTGAAAGAGCAAGTAGAGATTTGGCAGATGAGTATGGTGAACCACTATGGTGTAAAGAGAGTGGGTATAGAAATACACACCTAAGAGCAGTAGCACCTACAGTATCAAACTCTAAGTTAAGTGGAAATGTAAGTAGTGGTATTGAACCTTGGGCAGCTAACGTATTTACGGAACAAACATCAAAGGGAACTTTTATTAGAAAGAATCCTGAATTGGAAAGAGTACTTCGTAAGATTGGTAAGAACACCAAAGAAGTATGGGATAAGATTTTAGCAGATGGTGGCTCGGTGCAAGATTTACATTTCTTAGATGAGTGGTGTTTCTTAGATGGTAAGTTAGTTGAATGTAACGAAGTGACTGAAGAATCACACAAAGGTAGATGTAATTCAGTTAAGGATGTATTCAAAACATTTAAAGAAATTAATCAGTTAGACTTAGTAAGACAAGCTGGTGTAAGACAACAATATATAGACCAAGCAGTTTCTCTAAACTTAGCATTCCCTGCAACAGCAGAACCTAAATGGATTAATCAAATTCACATGGAAGCTTGGAAGCAAGGAGTTAAGACACTTTACTATATGAGAACCGAATCAGTATTGAGAGGTGATATAGCAGCAAGAGCAATGGATGAAACGTGTGTAAGTTGTGAAGGATAAACAATAAAAATAAAAAAAGATGTTAGAAGTAAAAAGATTTTCAGCAGCATGGTGTGGACCATGTAGAGCATTGGCACCTTTAATGGAAGGCATTAAAAGTGAACATTCAGATGTAGTGTTTGAAACAATAGATGTAGATACAGACCACGAACAGGCATCACAATTTGCAATACGTTCAGTACCAACTGTTGTGTTTGTAAAAGATGGAGTTGAAGTTGATAGATTGATTGGAGTAAACTCAAAGTTGGCTTACGAAAATAAAATCAACGAACACAAAGTATAAATAAATTAATAAAGGTTACATGGCTATTTTAAGAGGACAAACTCATCCTGCCGCTAAACTGACAGATGAGCAAGTCCTAAACATCAGAAGATTATGGAATATGGGTCACCGAAATATAAAGGTGATTGCACGTAACAATAAAGTTTCGCCTGCCAATGTAATGAAGATAATTCAACGTAAAACTTGGAATCATCTAAATGAATTTTGGTCTGGTAGTATATGAAAGTAGAAGGTAAACAATATTGTGACATCTCTAAGTTTTCTATTAGAGAGATTAATAAGAACATCGCAAAGGATAT